TCCCTTGCGGTCCTTGCGCTCCGGTTTCACCACGGATGCCCTGCGGTCCTTCCTCGCCCGGAGGTCCTTCAATGCCCTGCGGCCCCATTGGTCCTTGCTGGCCTTCGGGTCCGATCGGTCCTCGCTCGCCCTGCGGTCCAGCCGGTCCGTCCTCGCCCTGCGGTCCCTCCGGTCCCGGTGCCCCAGGCACGCCGGGAACCCCTTGCGGTCCTGTCGGGCCGATCGGTCCTGGCGGCCCTTGCTGTCCTGGCGGCCCTTGATTCTCGTCGACGTAAAGCTTGCTCGCGGCCTCGTTCGGCTCGACGGGGATCACGTCATGAAGCAGCAACGGGCCGAACATCGAGCCGCCCGCGAGGTCGAGCTTGCCAAGCTGCAGGACCTCGATCTCGTCGTGTGCGGATTGGAAATTGTCGCGGACGCTTTTGGTCGTCGGCGTCCCGTGCACCGGATACGCGGGATTGATCTGCGACGTGTAGAGCGTCGGGACGTTGCGTCGCGGCGTCGGACGCGGACGCTCGATCGGCTCGAACACCTGCAACCGACCGAGCGGTTCGCTTGCCGGCATCGGTCGCGCGCGCTGGCGCAGACGCGTGCGTCGAGCGTCGGGTCCGGTCGGTGCGACGACGGGCGTCGGGAGCGCGGCGCTTTGCGAGCTCGATCGACGGCGGAACCGGGAACGTCTCATGGTGCTGGCAACGGGTCCCAAGGTTCAGATTCGCCCGCGTCCCAGATCGACTCTCCGTAGTCCCAGGTCGACTCGGTCGTGAACCGGAACACCGGGATCGTGTGCGCGGGTGCGTATCGCTCGATCAGGCAGATCAATGTCTTGTTCCCCCAGGTCGCGAGCGGTTCGCCGGCGGTCGAGACGCCGGTCCGGAAATAGGTGACGGTCGTCGGGGGCGCGATGATCCCCCAGGTAAAGGCCCAGTCGTCGCCGTTCAGCGGTTGACCCACGGAATTGATCCCGACGCGGAACGGCGAAAAGGTCACGATGTAGATGTCGAAGCCGGCGGCGGCGGCGAGATCGATGAAGTATTGCTCCGACTGTCCGCCGCGCGCGCAGAACTTGGCGCACACTGCGGCTTGTCGCTGCTGGATTGTGTCGAGCGCGCCGATGCACTCGTCCGGCAGGCCGAGCGAGGCTTCCCATTCGGGGAGGAGCTCGAAGGTCGAGCACGGGAAGGTCTCGGCAATAAGCGCGTTCAGACGCCCGTGGAGCCGCACCCAGGTCGGCATGAGGGTTAGCAGTGCTGCGGCTTGGAACGTGCCCCAGCCGCGCTGCCAGATGCGTCCGCGCGGCAGTAGCCGCTGGAACTGCCAGAGGAAGTCGGAGGCGGTGTAAGTCGGGAGCATCTACAGCGCGACGTTCAGCATTCCCATGACGGGGAGCTCGCCCATCGCGAGGACGACGGGCGTCGTCGGCGCGGCGACGGTGAAGTGCAGGATCCCGGGCGTCGCGAGGATCGCTTCGTAAATGTCGGACGGATAGATCGTGCCGCCGATCTGTCCGATCGCGAGGAACAGATCGGTCAGGGCGGCGACGATCGCGTCCTGAATGTCGGACGTGTTCGGTTCGAGCGTCAGCAACGAGACGTCGATCGGACGCGGCGTCGGCGCGGCGACGTACACCAGCGCGGTCACCGGCTGGCGGTAGGGTCCCCAGATGTAATCGGCGACGGCAAGCTGATCGCCGGTCGCGGTCGGGCCGCGCCACTCGTCGGTCGCGACCCCGTCAGTGCCGAGCGGAAACCCGTCGTTGTCGGCGTTCGCGTCATCGAACATCGGATAGACGACGACGGTTCCGGGACCCCAGCCGTTCGGCAGCGCCCAAGCTCGCGTGCACCCCGGCACCTGCGTTGCCCATTCGATGTAGTCGGCGACGGCACCGCCCTGCGGCGGGTCGCGATAGCGTTCGAGCATCCGCGAGCGGAGCTCGTCGTTCGTCTCTTGATCCGCGCCTCCGGTCGTCGGTTGTGTCGTGATCCCCGATCCGTTCAGTCCGGTCAGCGGCGTTTCGAGCGAGATCGGGGTTCCGACTGGACAGTTCGTCGCGGCGCCGGACCCGGTCGCGGTGAACGGGACCGTCACAGTGCCGGTCTGGTCGACGGTGCCGTCCGCCGTGGTCTGATAGGCGATCGAGCCGGACGCAATCAGCGCGGTATTCGCGCGGAGGACGACGCCTTGACTGCCGGTGAATTGCGCGAACCCGGACGCGGGCGAAGCGTCCTTCCGGAAGATGCCCACCAGCGCGGCCCAGGCTTCGAGGAACTCGTCCGTCGCGGTGAACGGCACGCCCATTCGGGCGATCCAGTCGGCGAAGCCATAGACGCTATAGGCGAGGCCGGACATCACCCAGGCGAGGACTCGAAGGACGGCGTTCCGGAGGAGCCCGTCGAGGCCGGGCACGCCCGACGTGGTGATGTCCTGCACCGCCTGATTGCGGAGCGCGGTCAACGTCGGTCTGGCGAATGGCATTTAAGCTGCGACCCTTCGCGATTGTGGCGGAGCGACGACGGGCGGGCCTTGCGCGGCGATCCGGAGTATCGCGAGGTTGTCCCACGCCCAACCGAACACGAAGCGCGTCATCGATCCGTCCGGCTTCGTGATCGCGACGGCGATCCCGAGCATCGTCGAGCCGACGTCCTGGCCGAGCCAGCGGGTGTCGACGACGACGGACGAGGCGACCCCGTCCGCGATCAGCCATTGCAGCGCGTCCTGCGTATAGCGGCGCGCGAGCCCCAGCGTGTCGCGGGTTTTCTTCGCGCGCTCCAACTGCCAGAGGTTCGAACCGAGCGGCGCGTCGTTGTAAGGATCGGCCCACCATCCGCGACGATCGGAGGTCCCGTCAGTCGGACGGAAGTCGGGCGTCGCGAGCTTGTCGGAGAACAGCGAGACGAGGCAGGCGGTTTCGAGGTCCTGTCCGGTCTGAAGATCGCCGTCGGCGGCGAGCCAGTCGCCCAGCGTGTTGACGTTGTCCCACTGAACGAGGACGTCGCCGGCCAAGGTCGCGGGCGGAAGGTCTCCGTCGACGGACGGAAGCGGGAGACCGAGGTCCTCGATCCAGGTCACGTCTTGCCCCGCTGCGGCTGATCGGGGATCGCGGTGTGTCCGCCCCCATTCTGGACATTGCCATGCGTGTGCTCGTTGTAAATCTCGCGCATGTTGGCGGCGGTGTGTCCCTGGTCGTCGCAGTGATCGATGATGTCTCCGGTCACTTCGAGGCGCGGCGTCTCGATCCGGACCTTCTCGCTCGCTTTGATAATGACGAGCTTCGCGCCCTCGACGGTCACCGTGCCGTCCGTTGTGCTGACCACGATGTTATGGTCGCGGCGGAGCGCGATCGCGTCGCCCTCGTCGGTGAAGATCGTCACCTCGCCCGCCTTTTGCTTACGCGGGCGGGCCTTCTGATTGGCGGTCGCGACGATCGCACCGTTCGAGCGGTCGCCGTTGCCGAAGACCACCAGCGCGTCGGAGCCGACCGGGGCGTGCGAGGCGAACCCGTAAAGGTTCAGCGTTTGCAGGTTGTCGATCGTCTCCGGTGTGCCGCGCACCTTGCCTTGCGCGAGATGAACCGGCCCCTCGTCGTTCGTCGCCGAGATGGTCACCGAGGCCGTGGCCATCTGGACGCGGCGATACAACCGATCGGTCGCGGTCATGGTTTCTTCGTCGGGTTGCTGTTCTCGACGTCCTCGACGGTGACGATGCCGAGCGGTCCGGAGGGCTCGATCGCAAACGCTTGCGGCGGCCACAGCGCCAAGTTCGCGTGCTGTCCGTTCTCGTCGCGGACGTAGCTCACCGTGCCAATGAGGTAGTTCACGTCCCGGAGCTTCAGCACGGCGGCGGAGATCGGGCAGAGCTTGTTCGGCTCCCACAGCTTGCCCGCGCTATCGCGCCAGGAGTCGCACACCACGTTGAACTGATAGGACTGCCCCTTGCGCTTGTTCATTTCCCAGATCGCGCGATCCGTGACGATGTCGCGTCCGTTCACGAATTGCTCGGAGATCACGTAACGCTTGCGGTGGCGCGGAACGCC